AGTCAGAATTAATTTTATTATACAATTCCAGTCCTAAAATCCTTTTTAAATCTGTAGTTTGAGCCGTATAAATGTGAGGCTTTAAACTATCCGCATCAATATTTCCACTAAAAGCTGTTAATGCTGGAATATCATTTGAATTTAACCATAATGTTATCATATCTGTGTACTTTCTTTTTGCGGATTTCCTAATAATCGAATCGCTTGTTCTCTACTGAATCCGAAAATCAGATCTAGTATTGCAATTGCGCTTTCATAACTAGTAGTTCCAGATGAATATGAGGCTTGAACTTCTAATAAAGACTGAACTCCACCGACAGAGCCTTTTAATTGGGCTTGTGCTTCTAGAGTTTTATCATCTAAAGTAATCGCCTGAGGGCTTCCTACAACTTCAGCTTTATTTTCCAATTCGGTTTCTTCTTTGAAATCCTTAAAGTCCAATTTTATTTCTGGATTAATCAATTTAAAAATAGATTCAAGCCCGTTTAAAATTACACCTCTCATTGGATTTATATGTCTTCTGTATAATCCTTTAGTCGCTACTGCTATTTCATCTGCATTCGAACTGAATCCACTTCCCGAATTAGAGCCTGAGAATAATATCGGTGGAGCTGAATGCGCCACGATTAACTTTCTTTCAGCCTCTTCAGAGTAAAATACATTTTGTTGGTTCAATTCAGGTGGGTGTAATTGGTCAACTACAACCGCACTCTCTGCGCTTTCGTTAAATGAAACGATTACTTTCGCTTGATTATCCGTTCCGACGTAATTATCACGAACTTTTTTCGCCTCTTGCCTAGCCAATTCTGGTGTAGCTTGACGACCATTGTTGTAATTGATTACAGTTAATGCTCCTAAAGCATTTTTGAAATGGTTTTTTCCGCCATTAGCAAGTTCGCCTTCTACTTGAGCCCAAGGAATTCCACTCAAATAGTCTGGAATAGGAAAAAATGGCTCTGCAGTTGCACGTCTTACAACTAATATTTCAAGGTTTTCCTCTTTGTAAGTTCCGTCAAATTTAGGATAAAAAGTTGGTCTGTATACGAAATTGTTTTTCCAATCCCATGAGTACCAATACCCATCGACTTCGATAGAATCCTGGTCGTAATTAACGGCCAATTTATAAATCGGAATGTATTCGATTCTCAAAGGTGTTTTTGCCATGCTCCAAATAACTTGACAGGCGAATCCACCATAAATCTTATAATCTTGAACTAGTAAAAGAACATCTGCTTCTGAAATATATTGGCTTATGTTCTCGCCGTTAATATCAATCAACCCTTCACCGTAAACGTAGTTCACGAAAGCATTAATGATACTTGAATTTGTAGGCGAATCGTCATATGCATTTCGATAGGTATCGAAATTTACATTATTAACACCATTCGTAATCCATCGACGACCAAAAACGGGCTTCACGTCGATAGGCTGAAAGGCACTCATCTTCACTTCTGCCGAAAATACGTGTGTATCTTTATTTGTAGTCAAATCTTGTTTTCGTCTGGCTGCCATATTCGTAATTTTGTATGTTTGTTCCTTGTTCTAAAATTAAAAGTTTCCCTCTGTAAATTACATTTAATCCGTTTTTCAATTCTATCTCGTATTTGTTTTGAGATTCGAAATCACTAGGCTGTGAAAGAATTTTTATGTTCAATTTATCCGTAATCGTGAAAGATATTTCTGGATTAATCTCAACATTAGTTATTTCATTGCGTAAATTTAAGATTAAATTATCAATTAACGACGGAAAAACTCTAGGAATTAATGAAAAAGTTAGTTCTGTTTCTAAAAATAATACTTTCATACTTGAAATTTATAAAAAAAGCCAGCATAATAACTGGCTTTTTAATTATTTATTTAGATAGAATTACACGTATGCTTTTAAAGCAGTAGCGTATTCAGTTAATCCAGCACCTGTAAGCAAGTATTTTCTTGAGAAATCTGGCTCCATTGTGTTGAAAGTAACCGTGTACCCGTTAAGGTCTCCAATTGTTCCTCCAGTGTCAGAATCAGCAGTAACTGCCAATGCTCCTAACTGAGAACCTGCCGCAACAATAGTTCCGTCTTTTTTCTCTAGGAATAAAACAACTTCACCTTTTAACATTTCTTCAACTTGTTTGTTCAATGCCAAATCCTCTCCAGATCCAACGTTGAAAATACAAGAGATGTTACCAGTCACCCCAGTAGAGCGATTGTCTCCACCCGAAACTCCGTTTTCTAAAAATTTAGTAGCGGTGTTTTTTAATTCAAATCTAGCGATAGTGTTTGCAGCATAAGGAAGTTCTACAACTCCCGCATCTGTCGTTACTACTCTATTCAATGAATCGTATGGAGCAATACCAATAGCTGTAATTCCAGCCATTTTAGAAACGCATGCTAGCTTTCTACTTTTTGTTAGTGTTACACAACTCATAATTATTTTTTGTTTTTTAAAAGCCCCTAATTAAAGGGGCTTTGATTATTACTATCCTCCGTAAAGAGTGATGTATCTTTGGTTTGTTACCCAAGTTGATAATGCTTGTACATTTTTAACGTACATTAAATCAGCTCCGTTCGCCATTTTACCTGTTTCCAAGATGTTCATGTCCGAAACTAAATCCATAAGGATTAATAAATAAACCGCTGGTGAAGCAATTCTGAATCCTACTAATGGTTTGAATTTAACTTCAATTCCATTGTAGTATGCTTTCTCGTTTGCTCCAGTTCCTTCGAAAAAGAAGTTTTGATTTGAAGCTGCTCCAACAGAGTTGTTAGCGATTTTCATCAACTGCTTGTCTCCTAGTGGAGCGTAGATGATTACTGGATTTAAAGTGTCGTTCAATACTTTCGGGTCGATAGTAGCAAATATTTTTGCGTACTCTCCTGCGATAGATGCAGCAGTAACAGCTGAGATACTTAACACTTTTTTGTAATCTCCTAATCCAGCACCTGGTGTAGCTTTAGATTGAGAAGCGTTGTGCAAAATCGTAGCTGGGAATGAGTTGATCAAATTCGTAGGCATTGCTGCTGCTAGAGTTTGAGCACCTGCAGAGATTGAACCTTGTCCAGCTCCTGGAGTTAATCCAGCGATTAATGCTTTTTGAGCTGTAGTCGCTCCGTCCCAAATCATTGATTCCATTGCGCTAGAGATAGCTGGAGAAACGTATTGAAGAACTGCGTTATCAAACTCAGAAGAAACCAAGTTGAAAGCACCTTGCGCCATTGATTTCTCAAAGCGAGTGTCTAATAATACGTTGTTGTCAACTGTATCTGAAAACTCAACTTTCGTAAGGTTTACAGCAGATCTCTGTGTTGATAAATCGATTGTTCCGTCTGTAGTAACAGGACCACTAGTGTAAGCCTTTGCTGCAACGGTTACTTTACTTTCGTAAACTTCAGTACCAGATTTGTGGTTTTCTTGAATGTTTACATCTCTATCTCTGAATGTTCCCCAATCAGCATAGATTTCAGATTGAATTTCTTGAATCTGACTTTGTGGTAATTTAGTACCAGAAAATGTTATTGACATAATTTAATTTTATTTGTTGTTTTTAATAAGTTCGATTTCTGCATTTAAAAATTCAATCTCTTCTTGAGTTAAAATTCCTTTGCAATGTTCTTCAACGCTTTTCCCTTTAGGAATAGATGCTAAAAAATCTGCGTAAGAAACTCCAGAATCAAATGGATTTAAAAATTTGCTTTCTTTTTTTTCTTTTACTTCTGCCATGACTATCGTTTATTTTCTCTGTTAAACTTTAGTTTCTCGAAATTAGTCATTTCTGCGTAACTTTTAGAAACTTCTTTTGGAGTGTTCTTGATAGGCGCAGCAGCTGGTGTTTGTTTTGCCATTACAGTTAAGTCTGTTTCAGCTTTTACTTTCTCGGCTTCCGATTTCGCTAGTTGCTCTTTCAAGTCAGCGTTCTCTGCTTTTAAAGCATCGTTCTCTGCTTTTAATTCGTCTAGGTCTGCACCTTCAGCATCCGTTGCCAATCCTTCTTCCACTACTGGTTCTTCAATAGCTGGTTCGTCAACCATTTCTTCAGGATTTTCGGCTTCCTTGTCTGCTTCTTCGGTAGGTACTTCCACCTCAACTTCTTCGGCTACTACTTCAGCTGAATCATCTTCTTTTTCTACTGCCATTTCTGTATCAATTACAGTTTCATCTGCAGAGAAAACTTGTTTAATTGCCTCAATTACGGCATCTAGTTTGCTCATATTTACTTTATTGGTTAATTGTTCTTTATGTAAAAGACTTGCCTCAATTGAAAGCCCGTCTATTTTACCAGTTTTAATGTAATCGTTCCAAACAGAATCGTTATCTATCTTATGGCCCATCATCCAAGTTCCGTTCGGAACGTCGAAGCCCATTTCTTTTGATTTGTCGATTTCTTTATTTTGAACAATCCAAGATTCGAAAGGAAAAACTCCTTCCACGTTATTATCCGAATGGTCAAGATTCGTTGAGAAATTGCCTTTATTTCTAAAGTAATTTTCTTGAAGTTTCTCGATAGTTTCGGCAGTATAAAAAACATTCGCTGGTTCGCCTTGAATGTTATTTCTGAAAATCATCTTATTAGGAATCATCGCAGGGGCATAAACAATTCTTTTTTCCTCATTAGAAAAATACATTTTTTCTTCAGAAGAAAACTTCATTAAGGTTGTTTCAATAGCTGGATTTTTTACAAGACTAACTTTAAAAACTCCAATACCACCTTCGGGAAAAATTAATTCATAGGTTTTCATGCTGTAAATATATAAAATTCTTTTTTAATTAAAAACTATTTGCGCTTATTTTTTTTCTGTCTAATGCTTGAGCAGTTGTTACTTCCGTAGAAACTACAAAAGCCTGAACTGGTGGCTGTGCGTTTGTATTCGCTGCAATAGTTGTAGCGATGTTATTCTCGGCACTCGCTTGAAACTGAACTTGAGGAACTGAAGAACCCATCGATGGTGTACTTGGAGCGGAAGCCCCACCGCCTCCAGCCGAAACTGAACCGCCTTGTAGAATCTTTTTAGCACTAGCAACGTTTTTTGCTATCGTAGCCGTCGAGCCAACTAATGAGGCTGCAGTAACTAATGGGCCCACTACTGGAGCAGCTGGACCAGCTATTGCTGCGGCTTCTTTACCAGCTTGTAATGCCATTGGAATTGCTTTCGATACCGCAACTGCACTATCTGCAGCGATCTGGGCCAATGCTAATCCTTTTCGAATTCCTTCGGTCGCTTTTGATTTTCGTAATCCTAACTGCTCCAAAGAATCAACTAGGCTAATCCCGTTTTGAGTTATAGAAGCAATAGCATTTTGAATATTCTGTTCCGTCTGAATTTTTTCTTCTTTCTTTTTCTTTCTTTTTTCTGCTTCTTCGGCATCTCTCTTTGTAGATTTATCCGATTCGCCAGCATAATATTCGTCATTTAATGCGGCTATATTTCTTTTGTGCTCTTTGTCAGCTTCTTCAGTAGATAAGTTTGCATCTTTTAATATTTTTATTTTTCGAGCATACTCTTCATTCTCGGCTTCAACCTTTAGTTCATTTTCGGTTTTTAAAGCATCTTCATTCGCTTTTTTAATATCCTTTTCTAGCTTTACTGCGGCTTCATATTCCTCTCTAGCCTTTTCTGCTTGTTCTCTAATTAATTGCTGTCTTGCTTCATATTCCTCTTTTAGTTTCTGAAGTGCCTCTTTCTTTTTTTGTTCCGCATCTGCTGCAGCTTTCTCTCGGTCTTTCTTTCTTTGCTCGGCTGCTTTCTCGGCTTCGTCTGCAGCTAATTTTCTTGCCTCATCTCCACGAGAATATTCTATTGCCGCAAGTTCACGATTTAATCTTTTCGCTAAAGCGGTCTGATTGGCGCCATCTTCTTTTATAGCCTCACTGTATGCGTTTTTAGCTTCGATTTTCTTTTTAGTGAATTCGTCTAATTGGTCACCATGTTCGGCTAGGAATTTTTTATTTAAAGCTATCGATGCGTCTGCATTACTTTTTAATCTATCTAAAGCCCTATCAGCTTCGGAAGTAACTCCGATAAAATCAGTCACCGAATTCACGATGTTCATAATCGTGTCGCCAACTGCGGATAGTCCGGGAACTAATCTCAAGACTACTTTTTTAATCTCATCGAAATTATTTATGATTAATCCTAATGCGACAACTAAAGCCCCGATTCCTGTCCCGATTATTGCAGCCTTTAATCCTTTAAAAGATTTCGAAGTGGTATCAACTCCAGCTCCAAATAATTTCATTACAGATCCCGCAATTACTGTAGAAGCAGTGTTGATATTTTGAACTAAAGTGCTAGATGTAATGGTCGATTTTAACAACTTCCATTGGTCGCCTAATTCCGAAAGGTTCGTGATAGATTCCGAGAAAGCCATCGCAGCTTGAACCTTTAAAAGAGTTTCTTGTGTCTTTTGAGATTGGTCGCCAAATAAAGCCATTCCCGAAACTAAAGCCGTTGTTGCATTAGTTGCTAATTGTGTAGCTGCTCCGAGTGCTTTGAACTTTTGGTCAGGATTAAATTTATCAACCAAGTCTTTAGCGAATCCCATTTGGTCTTTTAACTCTGCGACCTTTTTCGCTGCGTTTACAGCTTCTTTTGATGACTCGCCATAAATAGCCGACATCTTCATTAAGTCCTGAGTGGCTTCCCTAATCTGCGTCTTGAATGATTTATATCCGTCTTCAGACTTTTGAGTTTGTGTATCGTTTTGCTTTTGAGAATCGGTTACATTTTCAACGGCTCCAGCTAAAGCATTAACCTCTTTAGAAGTTTCGTTTGCATTAGTCTGATAATTTAATACAATTTTTTGTTCAATATTATTGCTTTCTTCAGCCATTTTAGAAATTTAATAGTGTTATTTTAGTTTTGCCCGTTGTTATATCAATCGTTGCGTCTAGTATCGTGAATAAATTTTCTGCTATTATTATGTCATTCTGTAATCTAAAGCCCGTTGGTGTTTCGCCTTGGCCTTGAAAACTATTCGAATCGTTCAAATAGATTTCGTTCGATGGTAAAATTAAAGAATATTCTTGAGACAATACGTTTGGATTTAATAATCTTGTCGTTTGAGCAGAATAATATTTTGAATAAAGTGATTTATCATAAACTACATCTTGGAATTTAAGATTCGAAAACCCTAAAGAGTTCAAATTTTTATTCCAAGGCAATACCTTCATATAGTTACTTAATGGCGAATTTAAAAGTGTTCCAGCTGTATTATTATTCTGAACTCCTAGAACGCTTGATATTGGTGTGTTTCCGTAATTATAAAAAATAGTTAGTTCACCATAGTTCGGGGTGTATCTAGCCTCACCGTCTGGAAGTATTTCGGGCGATGAATTATCGAATCCGTAATATGTAACGACGTCACTTGTTCCGTTTAAAATTACTGGGACCATTAATGTAAATGTAGTCTGAACTATGAATTCTCTAGGATTTGCAGGCTTCACTAAAGGATTAACCGCTTGGCCATATTCGAATCCCGTCTGACTTAAATAGTCCACGTTGCTTTTATATTTAGAATCAGCGTGTTTGAAATTGTAGTAATTATAATCACTAGCCGTTGATTTTTTAAAGTCACTAGCATTTACATAAGCAGTGTAATCCAATACGGATTTTGAATATGCTTTCTTCGAAGTCTGAATGTCCTCAGGTGTAAGCCAGTAAAGATTCTCATCATTTGGCGAAGTATCGAAAACCGAAATGTTAAACATCTTAAAATAAGAAGTTAAGAAATCAATCACTTTTATACTAGGTAGTGTTTTAAATAAATCGATGTTCGTCGCTAGAATATCAACTGCATTGTTATTTACTAAAGACTGGTATTGATATGTTGCGTATCTCTTTGAATTAAATGGGCCATATTTTCCGTCGTAGTATTTAAACTCTATTCCGTATGTAGCATTTGTCCAACTAGTCGGTTGATTAAATTGAACGTAAACATAAAACTCGATTTCGTTATTTACAAATAAAGAATCGTTGATTTGAATTTTATCAAAAAATTTCCCGTCTGCCAGATCTATTTGTTTGCTAGCAAGAATTATGTTGTCAGACTTCCTAACTAGTGTCACGTTAATGCTTGAACTAGCCGAACTGTTCCCCGTAATCAATACATTTTCAAGTGCCATTTTAAAAGAAAAAAACTTGTCCCATTCGTTTTCATTTCTCTGCTTTATGACTTTAAAACTATTGTCCGAAAGGTTAGTTGTTCCAACGTATTTCTTTGGGTCTGGAATATCTCCTTCGTTTTTCGAATCGTACCAAGAAACTCCACCGAATCCTTGTTTCAGTGTCATCTTTTTAGCCTCATTCGAAAGCATCGTTTCTGAATTACACCAGATAAACAAATCTTTGTACTCTGGCCTTTCGTCTAAAGGACAAATGACGCTCAGATTATATTTCTTTTTAATCAATTCTATAATAGAACTGAACGACAGACAGGGTCTTAATTCGTATGATTTTATCGTTCCGTTACTAGTAGGTGTAACAGTTGAATCATAAGCCACGTTGTCCTTCAATCCACTCTCTATATTAGAATTGAATCCAAGAACTCTATTGCTAGAAATTAACGGAACGAAATAAGAAACGTTCACGCCGTCGATAGTTGTATTGTTTGCTCCTTGAAGTAAACTGTAAACTGTATTTGGTGTCCAATTTATTTTCAATCTTTCGGTAGCCAAATCCCCAATTAAAGCATCTCCAATTCTATCCTTCAGGTTAGTCATCGAAGTTGCGAAGTTCCCAGTGAAATCAGTCGGAACGTTATTTTTATATTTTAAATCCGAAAGTAAAATGAAGCCCGTTAAATTTAGAACTCCATCTGTATAAATCTTACAAGCAAATTTATTTTCAGTATTTATTTTTATCACGTCGGTATCTCCAAAGAATCCGAAGGCTGCGCGATTTTTAGGTGTAGCAGGAAAAGTGAAACTCATAGAGTATGGAGAGAAAATCTTGCTAATGTCTTGTAAATCCTTCTGAGTATATTTCATCGAAATATTCTCATCTTTATGAAGGTCAAGTTTCGTGTAGTTTTGCCCGTCTATTGAAATAAAAACTTCTGTTATCATTATCTGATATTGTTTATTTTATTATTGGTTTCTTCAAACTTAATATTGTAGTCAATAGCGTTTCGGTCGTTCACTCTAGTCTTTTTTGTGAAATCGGAATCTGTTACAACTACAGGTATCTGATAATGAGTTTTATAAAATCCTAATAATTCGTTTGCGATTCCTTGATTATCCACCGTGATATTCGTATCGTCAGCTGTAACGTATGTGCTATCAACCGTAATTCCAGTGGTTGGATTATTCTCTATGTCTCCTGCAAATTTAATCAAATAAACTTTAGGTGAATAAATTAATTGCTCTACAATCGACACCATTTCTTCGGTAAGTGAGCCAGTATTTATAGTGTACTGCTGTGTTACTAGCAAATTATCACGTAATTTCGAGTGAGTAAAGCTATTGTCTACCATTAATGGGTCACGGAATACTCTGTTCGAAGTATCGGAATCTAGTTTTGTAGAAATTGTAGCCTTTCCATTCGGTGTAAACATTTCCCAAAGCCCTAATTTATTAAGAAATACAACCAAATACGGGTCACGTGAGCATCTTTTCCAATTATTTGGCGGTGTAATTTGCTGAACGTTAATCATATTTGCGGTCGTAGCTTCCGAAACAGTCCTTGTTAGATTAAAACTCTGACTGATGTAGTTATGAATTAATGGATTGTACCATCTGTTTGCTGGATTCGGAGCGATTCCGTACGAATAAACGGCATTTTGCTCATAGTTCCAGTTATATCCTAGAGTTGCGAAAGCGGTCGTGTAGTTTTTTCGAATAGTTTCTTCGCCAGAAGTAACATCTGCGACTATCTGCCAGAAAACTCCTTGCCCAGTTATAGCTGGATTGGTCAATTGATTGTAAGCAAAAGTTGGTTGGTTCGTATTTAATGCGTTTGAAGGTGTAATTAAAAAAGACTTAATTAAATCAGCGACTTGAAAATTAATATAATCGTCGTCGGCACTAACTTTATCCTTCTTTAAAGTGAAGTTTGGTTTTCCTAAAACTTTATCTTGGTTAGTGTTTCAAATCTACAAATATTCTATATTTGATTTGATAGACGTATCTTGGTCATCGTTTTGAATTCTTAAATGAATTGGCTAATTACAAAAAGTGATTTGTCTTTCTGTATTTATTATCGTTCTACTTTCTACTGGTAAACTGTTCATTTATTTGGTCGTTTATTTCTTTTACAATTATTTTAGTCGTTGCCGTTGCGTATTCTTTTACTGCGATTAAGAGAGCATTTTTCTCTCCAGTATTAATTCCTTTCGGATAGTTATATTTCCCGTAATACACTTGGGCCATCGTTAATTTCGTGTCAGGCTTTACCATATAGTTAATCGAGTTCTGCAACTGTCCCGTATCGAAGCGTGAATTTTCTCGTGCCTCTTCATAAATCTTTTCGCCGAGAATATTCAACTGCTTCTTGATTATCTTGTCAGCATCGATCTGGTCTTTAGTCCTGCGCTTCGCCATCTTTTCTTTTCTTTTGAGCCAAACTGATTAATGCTTTTATTCTATTGGTTGCCGTTCTTTTAACCGCAGAAAGAACTTTGCTCTGCGTCGCTCTCCCTTGTCTTGTCTTTCCTACTTCGTAAGTGTCTCCACCGAAATTAGTATAAATTATTTTCCAAGCTACTCCGTTTGGTATTAATTTTTTTGCTATTTTCTCCAGCTCCGAGTTGTCCCCGAATTGTCCGTAAAATAACTCACGAAATATAACGACCTGCCGAACGTACGTGTATGAAATCGAACGCTTTAATGCGCCTGTTTCAACGTGAGCTGTTGACTTGGCTCTATTGACTACCTCTTGGGCAATCGCTCTTATTTCAACTTCACTTAACAACTAGTGCCTAGATTTGGAATTGATAAATCAATAGTAAATTGAACCCCGTCAAGATTCTCTCTGCTGTATTCTTTTAAGAACTCTAATTTCGAAATCGTATCGAGTTCAATATTCAATGAATTATTCTGTCTATCTAGAACGTTTATAAATCTTTCGGCAATCGAATGAGTTTCGTTTACGTTATCCAAATAATTCGTATCGTTTAACAATTTCGAATCAGTCTTTACTGGCCTTTTATCTCTTTGCTGTACGATAGTAATTTCGAATGAAACTACAATAACATCGTTTTGAACTACACTATTCAGCATGTCGATATTTACTAATGGATAAACGTTTTCTTTATTCGAATCCATCTGTAATGTAGGAACAATCGAAATGGTATTGACTAAATTGTTTTTGTCAAATTCCGAGATAATCCAATTATTTAAAATACTAATTTCGTTCATTATTTCATTTGTTCAATTGTTCTTTTCCTTAAAAGATATTCGCCTTGAAAAAGGAATCTGTGCAGATCCCAGTTCACTACTTCATCGAATTTCGTGAAGTCGCCTTGAGTTAATAGATAAATGATTTCGATGTAACCGCCATAATGTTGGTTGAACTCTTGTCTTTCTATTGCTCCGTTTGTAATCTCTCCACCTACTGCCGTAATAGGTGGGTTGTAAATCCATTCATACTGCGCTTTTATTTCGGCAGCGCATTCGTAAAAAGCCCCAATACATATTCAACTTCGGCTAAAGAAACTTTGTTATAATCTATCTTTTGCCAGAAGTATTTTTTCTTGGTTACTAGTTTTAAGAAATCTATCACATCGCCGTCTTTTACTAAAGTATCAGCATCGATAAATTTAACGGCTTTCTTGAAATCCAAATCAACTTTAAATCTCAGCACTGGTTTCTTTTTAGATTCCAAGGCTTTAGAAAATCCTTCAATATCAGTTGTCTTGAAATACTTCACTACATTAGTAGCGACGTAAACCAAGTCAGTTTCCATTCCTTCAATCGCTTCCGTAAAAGCTATGAAGTCCAAATATTTAATATCGTTTTTACTTCTGTATTTCATTGTTTCTATTTCTGAAATTCGTAAATCACTCTCAATTTATTAAAATCCAATTCCTCTTCACCGAATAATTCTCTGAAAGTTTCTTCAGATTCTAGTTCTTCGGCTTCAATCTTTCTAAATTCTTTACTTAAAAATGGAAAGAATCTATTCAGATGCTCTTTAGTGTGCGACTTCCCAAGGTCTTTCATTGGGATAAATTTTTTACTTTTTGCCATAGTTTTAAAATTATCTGTAAATATATAAAAAAAATTATAGAATCTGTGCAATATTCTCATTTATAATATGAGTGAACGCATAACCCCAGGCATCTATGGCGTGATTGTTATCGTCAAACGGTTGGTCTTGATTCTTGTCGGACCATCTGTAGTTGTTCATTTCGTTCTGTAGATTGATGCTGTCCTTGTCTATGATAATTTCATAGTCCAAAGCTAGATTTATCCTGTCTTTAATTTTCGGCTTCTTACACGCCTTTATATTCAGCCCCTTATTGTACAAATCTTTAATAAACATTGCGGCTGCACTATCGCACCAAATTCTAGTGAATCCAACTTCGTCTTTTATGACGTTATAGATCTGAGTTGCGGTCTGATTCGTTTTATAAAAAACCTCTTTTAAATAAATTTTCTTTTCGTTTTTATCCACGAACACTTTGACGCATGCCGTCGGGTGAGTGAATCCTTGGTCCATTCCGTAAACGGCTCCATATTCGCTTTCGTAAAATTCTCCAATAGTGTAGTCGAAAATAACACCTTCTGCAGAATCTCTAAAGCCACCAAGAATTGTGCTTTTGTATTCCTTATATTCTCGGATTACTTTTTTAGGAAGGAAGGGCTGCTCATCTTTATCGGTTGCCAAATAGCTTTCGTAAACTAATCTCAAACGCTCATATTCAAACCAGTTATGCGGTGCCATATTCTCTTGTCCGTTGTCTAGGTAAGTCGTATGAATGTAGAGTACATTATCAATTATTCCATTGAATCCATCGGGAACTCCTTGGAACAATTCATTATAAAGCCAGTGTTTTTTTGTAGGTGGGTTGAAGCAAAGAATCGAAAGACACTGAACGTCGGTTGCTCTCATCGAACGTTTTATTTTTATCCACTCTTCATAGCTTGTAAGTTCCTCAGCCTCATCTGTTATAAAAATCGAATAATCCTCAAGTGATTTTAGCTTCGCCGTTTGAGTTCCAACTGAAGTCTTTTGCCCAGTTATAGAAATCTTGCCTATTGAATCCCGAACCGTGTAATTGTTATTGGCGAAATTATAAAGGTTGTCGATTCCTAATAATTTCAAACGATTATCTAGTGCGGCAGTAATCGAGTTATCTGTTGAGGACATCGTCTGTCTAGTGAATAACACTCGATGATTATACTGCGCCGTTGCTAATCCGACGAAGCAACCTAAAGCGAAAGACTTGCCCGAATCACGACCACCAGACAAGCAAACTGTATCAACTTTTTTTAAAGCTGAATCAGTTTCTAGTAGTAAATCAAATAAAGGTTCGTATTTATCTGAAAATTTAACCTCTTCCATAGTGTTCCATGCATCTGTAAAAATTATGGTCCGAATCAATCCAGATCGATTTACATTTTAAAATCTCTATTTCGGAGCCATAGACGTTTCTGTAAAATTTTAATTTAGTTGGATAAATAAATTCTGAAAACGACTTTAATTTCATAAAAATTGAAAATTTGTAGCGTAGCGTGGAATCGAACCACCCCTCTGGCATATGAAACCAGAATGCAACCTTTACACCTTAACGCAATATGCAAAAGACCTTCCCTGGTACGCTGTTCTTATGGGTAGCGTGGAAGATACTGTTTTACTTTGTTTTCTTAATGAAAACGATATTTGGTCTGTCTGGGTTGATATTCGTTTGCTCGATTATCTGTTTCGGCATTCCGAATCTATATTGAAGCCAAGTTTTAATTGCGTTCGTTTCGCCTTCTCTAACTCTTTTCGCTAAAGATTCCCAAACTTTTTCTGGAACTAAAACTGCATCCATCTGCTCGATTACTTTTATTTCATCAGCTTTTGGTCGCCTTCCTGCTCCTTCTCTAGCTCCTCCATTATTTTTTCTACCATCTTCCATATTGAAAAAAATTGTTTATTCAAAGGACAAATATAAGAAAACTATTTTAATTCTTTAGGCTTTTTGGCCATCTTAATATTCGAAGCGCAAACTGCTAGTCGTTGCTTTTCGTTCGGATATTCTTTTTTCATAACGTCGTCGGACATACATCTGTCGATAAAGTCTACATTTTCTTCACCGAATTTTGGTTTTGGTATCATTTCAATAAGTATTTATTAACTGGCTTGTTTTTATTCTGTTCCGATAGCTTCTTTGCTTCTTCTTTCAGCCTTTGTTCTTGCTCCCAGATTGTTTCTTTATATCTCATATCTTTTTTGTTTTTAAATTGTTCAAACCATTCATTAAATCTATTATCTTCATCATCTCCTCTAAATAAAAAAGCTCCATCTATAAATGCTTTTTCAAGTTGTTGTCTCTCCATTTCTTTAGCTATCTCTATAATTCTACTTCTATCACAATACATAAATTCAAATGTATTAAATTGTTCTATTAACCATTCTACTGCTGTCATATCTTATTTGTTTTTAAATTGATTCTATTTTTTCAGCTCCTTCTTGATACATTGGAGATGATAATATCACGTGTATTTGTTTTTTTCCTAAAATACCATTGCAATTCGGACAACATTTGTTTTCTAACATTTCTATAATAACTTGAGGTGCATTTGATTCGCCGATTATCTTTGCTGGTTTACCTCTCCATAATAAGAATTGACCTAATTTACCTGTTTTCATATCTCGTATTCCGTTTTGCGATTTATACTAATTCCATTTAGTTTCATCTGGGGCAAATCTTTTGTTCCCGAATAATTTAAAAATAATTCTTTCGAATCTCATGTCTATCTCAATAATGAATAACTCAATCGATAATCTCATGGTCGTGGATTTTAAATGATTCGATAAATATACTCAATATTTTAATTTCGTCCAAGGTTAAATCCTTGAATAGTTTTCCGTTCACGGTCCAGCGACCATTTTGAATTTTGATTTTGAATTTCATAATTTAATTTTTTAAGTGGGCTTTGCCGATTTGATAATATTTCTGATATGCTTCGATTGTATCTGATGATTTATATTCGTCTGGCATACATTGCGGTGGATCTGTAAATCCGAACCTTGTAACTTTATGCGGAGCAAAAGAAAGAATTTCTTTGCACTTTTCTATCGTTAAATGATTTCTGCCGTATCGCTTCGTGTATTCGTCGCCAAGTGCTAGCATATAATTATAGCACCACATGTAATTTTCTACTGAAGAACGTACCCAAACAGCTGATGGGTGGTTAATATGTGTCTTTTTATACGGAACATTTCCATCGCCTTCGATATGATGAGCGGTGCATAATAGTTGCGCTGCTTCTAAAACCATTTTCACGACGTGTTTATTGTAATGTTGCTCTGCGGCTTTTACTGGGTCTGAATCTAAATAGAAAATGTTCATAAATCTTGAATTAACTTGGTTAGCAATAATTTTCTTTGCGCTAATTCGATTCTATCATCTGAGCTGATATTTCCAAACGTTGCTAGATCTGATTCGATTTTATTGATTCTGTCATTCGTTCTAGAAATAAGTATTGAGCGCATTTTAATTGAATCGACTAAAGCCGTCAGTTCATCGTCATTAAAAGTGTCTTTGACGTAATCCTCAAGAACTTCGATTTCGGTTCTGTAATCAGTTTCAGGTTTTTCTAATTTATCAAAGTAACCTGGTTCGTTGTTGTAGGTATCTATTCCCATAATACTAATATCTAAAAATTATTTGTAATAAAAAATACATTGCCGCAAAGAATGCGAATGCGATTTGATAATCTGCTTTTTGAAGAAATTTTTTCATCTGATTAATTTTTTATGGTTTCTATGGGACAAATATAAAACTTATATTTTAATAAAAAAAACTTTTGTTTAATTATTTTAAATATGGTTCAACTTTACTAAAATCGAAAACCTCTCGAATGTTAGTTTCAATCCATAAAACTTCACACCACCAACCGTTGTCATTATAGATTGACCAAAGTCTGAATTCCTTTCCATTTTTAGCGAAGTAAGTTTTCAAAGTCTTGTATGGTTTTAATTACGTGATATTCATATCCGAGTTCCTGGACCGCTTCTTGAAAAGCGACTTGAATTTCTTGCTGATTATTTTTACCAACTTTAAATTCACAGAAGACGATTCTGCCTTTAAATACAAGAATCGTATCGGAGCAACCTAAACAAACGGGCACGTCTTTTCTTTTACGTGCCAGCTCGTTCGGCACTGGTATAATTATGCCTAATCCTTTTCTAGTGATATTGTTTCTGAAAAAAGCTATACAGCTGATTTGTAGTTGATGTTCCGTCATAATTAAAATGGCATTTCGTTATCTTCTTCAGTTTTTTCTTCTGTAACATATTCTATGAATCTCATCGTGTGATTCCTTCCTTGATTAAATTCGATTTTGTAATATTTTCCAAAACCTTCTAGCCATTGAGTAAATTTCTTTTGCGATAGCCATTTTTTGTAGTCTTGATATTCGTTGCAGAATTTCGTAAACAGCTCCGCTTTATCAAGTCTGATATTCATCGGCATATTTTCCAAATCTTGGCTCCATTCGTAAAATTCGAATGACGTTTCTTTGATAAACTTTCTGACTTCGAGATTGTTAAAATCGTGTTTTACCAATCCATTTTTAAGATAGTACTGAACGCAGTTAATCATGAAGTTGTCGAACTTTAGCCATTCGGATTCCGACCAGTCAGAGAAAAGCATATGCCCGAACTCATCAAGCGGTGTATGCTTGTAACTAAAATAAGAACTCATTTCGATTTCAAACTTTCTTCTTTCGAAAGAACCACCTACACCTCCTAGAGTATAATTTGTAGTGATTAGAATCTTTGGCGATTTCTCTACTGGTAACGTAATTGGTGTCTGTCCTTTATACGTGATGATTATTCCTTCCGTAATTAGTGAGAATAAATCCTCAAATTTAAAATTCTTTTTCACGTCATCGAAAACTAGCAGTTGAGTATCGGGTGTCGCTATCTGATATGCGAAATCTGAATCTGGTTTAAATTGTTTTCCGTCGATTCGAGAAACCTTGCGCATATTTTTTAAAGCGTTCCAAAATAATCCCTTCCCAGATCCACCATTTGGATTCTCTGAAATAGTTTCATCGT